CGGTGGATCTGCCGGATATTTTATCTATCCAACACTTAGATCAATCCAGCCGGAACTAATCCAAAAATGGGAATCGGCGTTCGATCGCATTTTGAAGGAGTATGACTAATGGCTGGCTCACGCACACTCAAACTCTCGATCCTTGCGGACACAGCCGATCTCGTTAAAGGTCTAAAGAATGCCGAGGACACATCAAGCACATTCGGCGACAAGCTAGGCGGTGCGTTCAAAGCTGTCGGAGTAGCCGCCGCCGCCGCTGGAGCGGCAATCGGTGCGTTGGCAATTAAGTCTGCCGTTGATGGAGTCAAAGCGGCTCTTGATGATGAAAAGGCTCAAAGAATTCTTGCTCAAACTTTAGAAAATACAACAGGAGCGACAAACAATCAGATCGCGGCTGTTGAAAGTTATATCACACAGACATCTCTTGCCGTAGGCGTTACCGATGACAAATTGCGTCCAGCTTTCAGCCGACTCATAAGATCCACAAAAGATACAGAGGAAGCCACAAAGCTCTTAAATCTTGCTCTTGATATTTCTAGCGCAACTGGTAAGCCGCTGGAAGCAATCGCAAATAGTTTAGGCAAGGCTTACGATGGCAACACAAATGCTCTTGGCAGATTAGGGCTTGGGATTGATCAATCAATTCTAAAAACAAAAGATTTTGATTTAGTTTACAACACTTTAAGAACATCATTTTCGGGCTTTGCCGCTAACGAGGCACAAACTTTTCAAGGTCGAATCGATCGATTGAATGTGGCTTTTGATGAAGCAAAAGAAACTATTGGATTCGCACTCTTGCCACAATTAGAAAAACTTTCAAAATTTATGACGGACTCAGGAATTCCGGCTCTCAATGCGTTCATCGCTGGACTTACGGGCGAAAAGGGTATTTCAGCCGCTACGACATACGCAGGAGCTAGAGTCGATTCTTTCGAGCCTAAAATTTCAGCGACACAGAAGTCAGCATTTGCCGCCGCTAAGGATCTCCGGGAGATGGCGGCTTCGGTTGGAAAATTATTCTCAACTATTGACGCCGGAACCGGCGGCGGTGGTTCATCGATTGACGGGTTTATTAAAGTTCTTAAAGCTCTTAACGCGGTCGCGAACACAACAATTACCATTCTCAAAGAGCTGGTCTCTATTGTTCAAACAGCCGCCGAGTTCTTGCGAAATCCTCTTTCGACAAATCAAGATGACATCAATCGAATCCGAAAAGGTCTTGGACTTAAAGTTCAACAATCCGCATTCGAGACACCGGCGATATCCACAGCTTCGGCAAGTGTCGGAATGTTCGCCTCGTCAGTTCCTAGTCTTGGACTTGAAGGAATCGGGGCATTCGATGAACAACTTCGAGCATTCTTGGGACAGCCGTCCGGGATCACAAACAATATCGTCGTCAACGGTGCGATCGATTCAGAATCCACAGCTCGTCAGATCGTGGACATTCTTAACGAATCTAATCAACGCGGAACACTAGGCGGAGCCGGAATCCTAGTGTGACAAACTGGTCTCCCGAATGGCGTGTCTTAATTAACTCGGTCGAATACACCGGAGTAACTCTTTCCAATCTATCAATCAACAGCGGTCGAACCGACATCAATGTCCAGCCGATCGCCGGTTACTGCTCCATCGACATTCTCAATGTTGATCAGTCAGCGATTACGGTCGAGATCAATGACGGTCTCACAATCGAAGTCAAAGACTCAACCGGAACCTATGTCCCGATATTTGGCGGCGCGGTGTCTGATGTCGCTGTCGAGGTCGCAAGGTCTGGATCTACCGGATATACACAAGTAACTCGCGTCGTGGCTCTTGGAGCCCTTGCGCGGCTTCCTAAGGCTACAACTCTTGGAGTCTTGTCTCACGATTTCGACGGGGATCAGATTTACACAATCCTTTCGGCTCTACTTCTTGGAACTTGGAACGATGTCCCGGCGGCGGTTCAATGGGACACTTACGATCCGACGACCGACTGGAACGGTGCGGAAAACAACGGACTTGGTGAAATCGACACTCCGGGCAATTTTGAGCTGTATCAAAGAAGCTCATCGCTTACCGATGTTTATTCACTTGTCGCAGGACTTGCCAGCTCTGGACTTGGTTATCTTTACGAGGACAGCTCCGGTCGGATCTCTTACGCTGATTCTGATCACCGAACAACTTATCTAGCCGCCGAAGGGTACACATTACTTTCGGCGAACGAAGCGCAAGCGGTCGGAATCAAATTATCAACTCGCGCCGGAGATATTAAGAATGATGTCGTTCTTACTTACGGCAACAATTACGGCTCGGAAGTGACATCGGCTGACGCGACATCAATCGCGACCTATGGCACTCTTAAAGCAATCGTCAACACGACCGTCCGCGGTGCGGTTGACGCACAAGATCAAGCCGATCGATATATTGAACTCAGAGCCTATCCACAAGCCAAACTTGATCGGGTTACTTATCAGCTAGTAAATCCCGAAATCTCTGACGCAACGCGTGACGCGATGATTTCGATATTTATGGGGCTCCCGGTACAGATCGACGATCTGCCGCCAAATATGAACGACAGCCAATTTCAAGGATTTGTCGAAGGCTGGACATTCTCAGCCAGCTTCAACACTCTCACAATTTCGGTCAATGTCTCACCACTTCCATTCTCCATCGTTGCGATGAAATGGATTGATGTCTCAGCGTCCGAAACTTGGAACACCCTATCCGGTACACTAATTTGGGACGACGCTTTTATCGTCGCATAAGAAAGAAGGAAAATGGCAACGACGACCTATTTCGGTTGGACTACACCGGACAACACGGCACTTGTCAAAGATGGCGCGTCCGCGATCCGCTCACTTGGCTCGGCGATCGATTCGTCGATGTCACAGCTTGAAGGTGGCACAACTGGACAGATCCTATCCAAGACTTCCGCGACCGACATGGCATTCACTTGGATCAATAATGATCAAGGCGACATCACAGCCGTCACCACAGCGGCAGGATCGGGCTTGTCCGGCGGCGGAACTTCTGGCGCGATAGCTCTCTCCAGAGCTTCAAGCTACACAGCCAAGACCGACAATTACACGATCGCCTCTGGCGATGAATTCAATCTGTTCTCAATGAACAACGCGGCAACAAAACAATTCTCAATCCCTACCGACGCGACATTCAACTTCGCCGTCGGAACCGAAGTCAATTTCTTTTGGATCACCGGAGCAGGACAACCGACAATCGGAGCGGTCACACCCGGAACAACTACCGTGATCTCAACAGGTGCGACAAGTGCGACTCCTAAATTACGCGTCGCCAATAGTGCGGCGACCTGTATCAAGTTAGCCGCTAATTCTTGGCTAGTGGTAGGCGACATCGCGTGAGCCCGATTCTTGGAATTATGTCATCGGCTGGACGAGCTAGAAGCACTCCAACCGTTGAATATCTAGTTATAGCCGGTGGCGGCGGTGGCGGTACTGATACCGCAGGCGGTGGCGGTGGAGCAGGTGGCTTTCGTACGAACGCAAGTTTTGCCGTATCTAGTGGAGTCGCTTTAAGTGTAACTATTGGAGCAGGCGGAATCGCAGGAGTTAGAAGTCCAGCCGCTAGAGGCGGTACAGGTGGAATTAGCGTCTTTAGCAGCATTACCAGCGCCGGTGGCGGTGGCGGCGGTACCGAAGGGGCAAGTAGTGGAGTCGGTGGAGATGGTGGATCTGGCGGAGGCGGTGGTGGCGGCGGCGGTGGAGTAAGAGCAGGCGGCTCGGCCACACCGGCAGGTCAAGGCAACGCTGGCGGATCAAATAGTGCGACTGCCGACCAATACGGCGGCGGTGGCGGCGGCGGTGCTGGCGCGGTCGGTGCTAATGGCACAAATACCGCCGGCGGTAATGGTGGCAACGGTACAAGCTCTAGCATAAATGGAACGGCAACTACGCGAGCAGGTGGCGGCGGCGGTTCGGTTCGGCTAACTACTGGAACAAAAGGCTTAGGCGGAACTGGCGGCGGCGGCGATGGTTCTAATAACACCGGAACGCCGCCAACGGCAGGTGGAATAAACACCGGCGGCGGTGGCGGTGCTACTGGTGACTTCGGTGGTACTCCAGCGGCAGGCGGCTCGGGTATTGTTATCATCGCTTATCCAGACACTTTCGCGGCGGCAACACTTACCAATTTAACTTACACCGAGCCAAGTCGAAGCGGTTATCGCGTGTATCAAATAACAGCTTCTAGCTTAGGGACGATCACCTTCTAATGGCACATTACGCAAAAGTCGAATACGGAATCGTTACACAAGTCATTGTCACGATGGACTCAGACGAGGAAACATTTAGCGATCGAATGCTCGCCGAAACTGGCGAGACTTGGGTTCGCACAAGTTACAACAATCGCATTCGCTACAACTACGCTGGAGCAGGAATGATTTACGACGCAACAGCCGACGCATTCCACGCGCCAGATCCAGAGTGTCACGATGAGCGGATCTTAAATGTCACGACTTAT